AAGCCTCTGAGAAGGCCGAACGCCCTGCTCTGTGAGTATGTCCTGAGATAACATTCTTACCATGCCTACGAGCCGCCTCTAGGGCTGATAAGCCCCCTTGTGGCTTGATTGGTGTGTGATCTCCATGCACTGCTATCCAGTTAGGCGCAATAGGCATCGGGTTCTTATGGAAGGTGATACCTAGTTCATCGAACTTCATAAACTTCTCGAAGCGTAGCTCTGGCAATGCCCCGAAGGCTGGCACTTTAGCCATGATGATGTTGTACAGGCGGTCTGTGTGATTGCTACGGATGCAATCGGTCACGCCTAACTCCCAGAGCAGATGAACAGCCTCATTACGATCATCATCTAAGGTCTGGGCATAACTGCCCATGCGCCCTTCTTCCCATTTACTTATCTGGGGTAGGTCAATCTCATCGCCAATGGTGACTACTTGATCTGGCTTAAACTTTGTGATGAAACTAGCAAGGTTGCGTGTGGCAACCCTGTCATGGTAGGGGACTTGTAAGTCCGACACTACAACGATGCGCTTAATCGTCATCCTCATCGTCTTGGTAATCGCCATACTTGTCAGGCTCTATAGGGTCAGGCAGTATCCAATGAGGATAAGCCTGTGGCTCTGTGATCATAAACATCGCTATGTCCTCTGCGAAACCGGCACGCTTAAGGCTGGAAAAATACTCATAGAGACCAATGCAATAAGCATCGAGCTTTGAGTAGCCTTGCTCCTCTAGTGCCTTAGTTGCTTTTCTAGCCATGATTAAATTATCGCTTCTGCAATAGATCAAGGATGGTATCGACACGCGCTTCTAGTCGATTAAGTCGATCATTCATAGAGCTGCCGCCGTTAGGCTTTAACTCGGCAAGGTAGTGCTTTACTAACCATCGCACTGAGCCAATAAACGAACCAACGATCGTTGTCACAGCAACAGCGATTGCCGCTGTGTCTTGCAGGCTCATTACTTTTTAGGCGAGGCATAACCAAAGATGCCAGATAGGGCAGCCCAAAGGATTGCTCGGTAGTCAAGGTCAAAGTTGCTAGATGCCCAAGCTGCAAGGAACGCTCCAGCAGCTAGATAAACAGGGTGCTTGATGTTTTTCATTATTCTCCGCCTAACATAGGTATCTGAAAAAAAGCCCCATCATTGTCAGCCGTTTTCTTAAACGAGACATGAAGGTGCTTTGTGTGTTTATTTGCGCCCTTGTATTTACGCCACTTCCAATTGAGGATGGATGAGCAGATTTGCCCATCGAAAATGAGGTAACTAATACGCTTGTCTGCTTTTGCCTTTGATAAGGCACGAAGCTGATCTGCAAGATCGCCCATGATGTCGGGTTTGCTGGATGGGAATAGGTCACGATCGATGTCAATGGCACGAACCCAACCCTGCTCATCTGGATTATGATCAGACTTGCGAGCAGCGTGTCGGGTATCACCGATCCAACCATCCGATGTGCGGTCACGATCTGGGAATGAGTCATCCAACTGCTCTCTTAACTGAATAGCAGCTTTACTTAATTTAGGCTTCATTCTTGTTAGGGAATGGCGATGGAGAAGGTTTCGGATTGAGGTGCTCTGCGTATTCCGCATCTGTCATCTCACGATCAATAATTTCGCCAGTTGCTAAGTCGTGAATTCGTATCATTGGATTTGCCATTATTTAACTCCATAGATTTTTACTACACCAGCGGAGAAAGTTCCGCCAGTATTGGATAATTTGATGCTATCTACAACGCTTGTTCCTGTATAAAATCCACCTTGAGTCGTTGTGCCTTGATACGCTGCACCATAACCAACGCCATAAAGATTGATAGGTTTAAAAGCTTGTGTCGTTGCGTATTGGTCAATGTATAAACTATAAGCATTGTTTCCAACAGTTCTGTCTAGTGTTCCACCACTAGATAAAAATGTGCCATCTAAATCAGACACGGTTCCATTTTGAATTGCGTTGGCATAGATGCCGTTTGTGCTTGAGTTAATCTCAATCTTAAAAGTTCCATTGGCGGTATTGTTAGTCATACCATAAATAAAAACGTATAAAGAATTGTAAGATTGTGAAATGCTTGAAATTGTTGTTGATGCACCTGAAAGAGATGTAGTTGATAAAAGTGTCATACCACTTGCAACTGGTGCAGCCCAAGTCAAACCAGTTGCAGCTGTTGAGTCTGCCGTCAGAACATGACCATTTGTTCCAACCGCTAAGCGGGCAGGTGTGTCAGCTGCGGTTGCTGCAATTAAGTCACCCTTAGCATCGACGATTGCGTTTTGAATGGCGTTAGAGTCATCCTGTGCAACCCAAGTAAAGTCCATGTCTGTGTTGCTTGTTTTAGATAAAACCTGACCTGTGGTGCCACCCTTTAAATCAACCATTGATGCATCAATAGCATCTACCGCTGTACGAATAGCCAGAGCACCATTCTTTACAAGGTCGGTATTATCTGGCTCTGGCCATGAGAAGTTTGGACTTGTTGCCATTTATGCTAGTGCTCCTGTCGCGTTGTTCCAGTCAAGTGTACCATTTACGCCTGTCCAGATTGTGTTAGCTGGTAATACTGTGTCCCATTGTGTGGTAGAGAGCGAGAACTCTGTGGCTGTAATGTAGAGGGTGATCTCAGTAAAGCTTGGAGTTGCCCTAAGTGCCACATTCTCTACAAAGCCTTCAAATATACCGCCGAGCAAGTTGCTTGGTAGGTTCTGGATCAGAACAGGCTCGCCGAAATAAACCTCAATAAGGCTGTCAAGCATCGCACTCGGCAAGTCGGGATTATCTAGGCGGAAGGTAATCGCTCCCAATGAACCCTTAGGTACACGCCGTAAATTAAGCTCTCTATTGGCGATGTCGGTTATGTCTGCAAGGTTCTTGATGTTTGAGTCCTGAGACTTCTCAAAGAGTCCGTAAGAAGCTATAGAGTCGCTATTTGAGGTGCTGTAGGTTGATCCGTAGGCTGTGCCGTACTTATAGATAAGGCTGTTACGGATGCGAGAAATCTGAGTTGTTGAGGTGATAGAGCTGGGAGTTGCATACGACCCATCAAGGTAAGTGTATCCATTTGCTGCAAGGTCGTTAGATCGGTGATCCGCGTCTGCATAACTAACATCCCCATCTTTTTCCTCGTAAATCGTTCCGAGTGCGCTAGTAGCAATCTGGTCTGCAAGGGTTTGGCTCTTGGCAGTTGCCGATGCAGCCACAGCAATCATTGTGTAGAAGCCTGAGTCGATAGTGCCGATGTAAGACTCGGCATCATCCCATGTGGTTGTTGCGGGGTATGTATCCCATGTGACAGTTGGTGTGACCTCAGCCCATGACAGGTTAAGAGCTGCACCTAAGATGGCTGCGATCTGTGCGCCGTCTAAGCCTTCTGCAAGTGCTGTGTTATAGACAGCCTTTGTCAGTTTAGCAAGTGAGCCGATGCCCAAGATTTTGCCTGTGGTGATGTAGCCAGTTTCTTCAGGGCTTCTAACGCCGATGTTAAAGTCTGAAACCTCGCCACCAAATACTGTGACATAAGTGCCAGATGAGTTTTTAAGCTCTAATGTAATTGGTTCTGTGACATTGATGGTAAATGCTGAGTTATCTGTGTTGATAATTTCTACTTGGCAATACCCAGCAGTAGCCTGTCGATCAATGTCTAAGCGACCAGATGCAAAGGAAACAGAGGTGACAGTCGTATAGACATCATCACCAACTGTAACCCGCCACTCTGGTAACCATGTCATGCGATCATTAAGCCTCTCAATGTGCCTCGGCTTACTGCCTCGGTCAGAACATTATCAATAGCCTCAGCGATAGCATTAGGATCGCCAATGCCTGTGTTCACATTAACAGTAAAGTTAAACTCACGCCCATTAGGGCTGATGCCTGAGATCATGCCTGTGTCAGGTGTGTATTCTTTTAGGTTAGGCAGGATTTGTGTTACTACTCCACCTAATGCTGCAACGCTTAGGTTTGTGCCTGCAATCGTGGTTGCACCTTGAACCGCCGCTGTTGCCGTTGGCTGTGTGGTAGTTGTCCCTGTAGTTGGCACAAGTGTCTTAGTGCCTTGCAGTTTAAGCAATTCCATCATCTTGGCAATAGCAGCGTCTAGGTTAGCCAGATTGATTAGGTCTTTAGGCTTTAGGCTGTCAAGGATAGATTTGATGTCTTGCAGCTTTACATTCTGCCCAGATAGTGCGCCTAAGATTTTAAGGTCAGCGTTTAACTTCTCTGTTGCCTTGACAATAGCTGCCTCATCCTTAGATGCAATAGCATCTTCAAGGGCAAGGATTGACTTCTTAACATTAAGGCGTGCTGTGTCATTGGCAATCTGTAACACTTGTGCTGCGCTGGTTGCCTTGCCTAATTGCTCAGCCTGATTAGTAAGAGCTGCGGCAATCTGGATCTTGTCAAGGTCAAAGACATCTTGACCCTTATTGAGAGCAAGATTAGCCTTATCAATTGCAGCCGATAACTTCTTATCCTTTAGGATTTTAGCCTGTGCTGCTGCTTGCTCTTTTGTGAGCTTTGTGATGGCTGTGGCGTTCTTCTTAGCAATAGCATCGGCTCGTTGAGTATCTTGTGAGGATTTTGAGATAGAGATGTTACCCATGCCCTTAAAGGCATTAGGGTCTTTAGCGAATAACTCAAAGTCAAAGATTGACTTAGTGATCTTAATAAACTCACCAGTTTCACGCACAAAGTTAGCAATCGACTCGGCTGCGGTATCGATCTTGGTGATTAGATCATCAACGGATGATGAGTTAGTAATAGTGACAAATGCATCAACTAGACCCTTACCGATGGTCTCTTTTGCGTTATTGCCTGCGACAGTTAATCTAGCAAGAGCACCACCATAAGTATCGGCTGCCGCTGCTGCCTGACCTGCAAAAAGTGTTGCTAATCTTGCTTGGATTTCCTCAAATGACGATGTGGATAACTCAGCTTTTGTAAGTCCAACACCCAAGCGACCTAGTGCCTGAGTCTGTCCTAAGTAAGCCTTTTGTAAGCTCTGTGAAACCTGAGTAACGCTTTTACCTGTACCTGCTGCGATGTCAAGTGCAAGCCCAAGTAATTCCTGAGATTTTGTGACATCGCCTGTAGCGCGTAGCAAGCGATCCATAGCTGGGCGTAGCTCGTCATCAAGCACGCCTGTCTGTTGCTCTAGGCGAGAGATGAAGCCATTAACTGTGCCTACATTTGATCCATAAGCCAAGCCTAGATTTTTTAGGGTAGCGCCTAATGAAGCTGCTGCCTTTTCATCTTCAGCAAAAGCCTTAACAGCCGCCTTGCTAAATGAATAGAGCTTCTGTGCGCTATAAACTGCCAAAAGGCTTTTAGCAAGTCCCTTGACATTCTTGGTCAGTTTGTCGGTCGATGTCTGAGCTTCCTTAAACGCCTTCTTGCCCTTAAACTCGGCGGCGATGTTAATGTTCACATTACTCATGCGGCTCTCCGTACATCTACTAGGGCTGTTCTACGATTAAACTTAGTTGTGGTGTTTTCAATAGCTTTAAATACAGAGGCATTAGCACGACCCTGAGTCTTAGCCCAAGCCCTAAAGATTAAGCGTCCCATCATTCGATGATCGCCTTTGCGATTTGGTCCGTATAACTGACCTAAGTTAGAAATGAACTGATTGCCAGCATAAGGATTATTGGAACGAGATACACCCTTAGATGCTCCACCAGCTTTAGGACCAACCCAATCTTGACCCTGACCATTCTTACGACCAGCAGTCTCATAGATTGCACCGATCATAGACTTATTCTGAATACGCACAGTATTAACAAAACCTGCTGCATTTGGCTTAGATGGTGTTGTCTTGTAGATAATGCCTTTACGGATTTCCAGAGCATCGTACTTAGGAAACCTTGCACCCCTAGATGTCTCGCGCTTAGTCC